TGCTGGTGTAGATGCAAGCATCGTCTTTGAAGGAGCAACTGCTGATGCTTATGAAACTACTCTTACAGTAGTTGACCCTACACAGGACAATACAATCACCCTGCCTGACACAACTGGCACAGTGGTAATTGCTACGGCAACACAGACTCTTACCAACAAAACTTTAACCAGCCCGACTATCTCAGGCTCACCAGTTATTACTGGTCTATCTTCTGCAGGTATGTCTGCTTCATCTGCTACCCCTAAGGATTACGTAGACAGTATCCTAGGCTCAGCAACTGCAGCATCTACATCTGCTGCTAGCGCAGCAACCAGTGCTACATCTGCTGCCACATCTGCAGCAAGTTCAGAAACCTCTGCGATTGCTTCTGCATCGTCTGCAACGGCATCAGCAACTAGTGCTACCGCAGCAGCAACATCTGCTACAAGTGCAGCAGCCTCTGCCACAGCAGCGGCAACTAGTGCAACTAGCGCAGCAGCCAGTGCAACTGCAGCCGCGACCTCTGCTACATCAGCAGCGGCTAGTGCTACAACTGCTGCTAACTCAGTAGCCACAATTTCAGGCTTTGCAACTACTGCATCTAACTCAGCAAGTGCAGCAGCCACAAGCGCCTCAAGCGCCTCAACGTCTGCAAGTTCTGCTTTAACAAGCGCCAACTCTGCTGCTACTAGTGCTTCTACTATGGGTGCAAGTGTTACGGCTGCAGCAACAAGTGCTGCTAGTGCAGCGACAAGCGCAACGGCTGCCGCAACTTCTGCAGCGTCTGCAGCAACGTCTGCATCTGCTGCTTCGACATCAGAAACCAATGCAGCAACAAGTGCAAGTTCAGCATTAACAAGTGCAAACAGTGCAAGTACAAGTGCTGCATCTGCAGCAACATCGGCTACTGCGTCTGCAAGTTCAGCAACCGCAGCGGCTACTTCAGCAAGTTCAGCAAGCACAAGCGCATCTTCTGCATTAACTTCTGCTAACTCAGCAGCAGCAAGTTATGACCAATTTGATGACCGTTACCTTGGTGCTAAGTCATCTTTCCCAACATTAGACAATGATGGGAATACTCTTGCAGTAGGAGCAATATTTTTCTACACAGTAGATAACAATATGTATGCTTGGAGTGGTACAACTTGGGTTGTCTTTACTTCAGCATCTGCCATTACTGCAATTGTTGCAGGAGATGGTCTTGATGGTGGTGGTTCAGGTGGTTCAGTAACACTTGATGTTGACTCGACAGTTCTTCGCACGACAATTTTTGCTGCAAAGGGTGACTTGATTGGTGCGTCTGCAAATGACACCCCAGTTATTGTTACTGCTGCAGCAACCAATGGTTATGTATTAACAGTAGACAGCGCAGCAACATCAGGTCTTGCTTGGTCTGCACCATCTACTGCTGACATCACGGGAGTAACTGCTGGCACTGGTATTTCTGGCGGAGGCACCTCTGGTGATGTAACTATTACTAACTCTATGGCAACAGAGTTAACAACTAAAGGTGACATAATTGTTGCTACTGGTTCTGGGACATTTGTTCGCCAAGGAGTTGGAACTAACGGACAAGTTCTTACAGCAAACTCTGCTCAAGCAGGTGGTGTTGAATGGACAACTATTGCAGGTTACTCAGCACCTACACTAGGAACAACAGTAGTAACGTCTGGCGTTACTATCACAACAATTTCAGGATTAACCGATGTAGTACTAAACGGTCCAGGAAGCGTGACAGACCAACTGACACTACTTCTAATGGACGCACTCTAAGAAAGGGAGTAAGCAATGGCAACAGTAACCAAAGCACTGGCTCGTACAGCAGCAGCGACAACATCAACAACTCTATACACAGTACCTTCTGCAACAACTACAGTAGTAAGTAACATTGTTATTTGCAATCCAACAACGGCTGCAGTAACAGCATCAATGACAATCAATGCTATTGACTTGTTAGGTAGCGTATCTATTGCTGCTAATTCAACTGCATTTTTTGACTTGAAGCAAGTCATTCCCGCAACACAAGTAATTGCTGGTAGTGCATCGTCAACAGCAGTTGACTTTCACATTAGCGGAGTGGAGATTTCGTAATGGGTATTTCAGTATTTCCTGCCGCTGCTAGCGGTTTTGATGAAACAAAAATGACACTGCGACAAACAATTACATCATCTTCAACTGTTACAATTCCTGTTGGTGTTACACAGGCTTATGTAATTATGGTAGGTGGAGGTGGAGGTGGAGGTTCCCGCATTCGCCTTGAAAGTGGCGGCGGTGGTGGTGCTGGAGGAGTGTGGACAGGGTGGATTCCAGTTCAAACATCTAATACCTGTGTAATTGGTGCAGGTGGCTCAGGCGGTAGTAACGCTCCTGGAGCCAACGGCGGAACTACTGTTTTCAATGGCTTCTTAGTAGGCGGTGGTGGCGGTGGCGGTGGCGAAGGTTCTAATGGAAAAGACGGAGCACTTGGCGGCGGCGGTGGTGGTGGACCTTCAACTAACTCCACTAGTCTTAGCGGAGGTGCTGGAGGTACTGGTCAATTTGCTGCAATATTTGGTGCTGGTGGTACTGGTGGAACATCTGGTGGTACTGTTGGCACTAACGGTGGAAACGCACCAGGCGCAGGCGGAGGTGGTGGCGGATACCACTATGAATATGGTGGCGGTTCACCTGGAAATGGTGGTCTTGGATTAGCAGGTGGTGGTGGTGGCGGTTCCAGAGGTGGATTTGGCACTGGAGGAAATGGAATTGCTGCAGGCGGTGGTGGTGCAGGTGGTCCCAACAGTAGCGGAAATGCCACTGGAGGTGCTGGAGGTTCTTCATATAGAGGATTTTCTGGAGGCAGTCCCGAAAGCGGATTCGGTAACGCTGGTGGTGGTGCTGGCGCATTAGCCGCTGGTAGTAATGCTGTTTCCAACTCCAGAGGAGGTCACGGTGGTTCTGGTGGCGGAGGCGGAGGCGGCGGAAGCGCAACAAGTGGTGTGGGGCCACTTGGTGGCACTGGCGGCAACGGCTGCGTTTTAATTTACTACTAAGAGAAAAGGTTGATTTATGTTTACTTATGCCGTTATATTAAATAACATTGTTGAAAACACGATTGTTGCTGATTCACTGGAAATAGCAGAACAACTAACTGGAAAAAAATGTATTCAATATGTAGATAATCATTCAGTATATCCTGGTGTTGTTTATGATGAAGTCAATAATGAATTTTATGACCCATCAGAAAATGTAATCTTGGTTGACTCAGAGGTAATTGAACCTCCAGCGATAGAACAAGAACAGCAAGATTAAACTAAGGCAATAAAAGCAAAAGGTGTATGTCCCTGAGTACGGATTCAAACTGCTCATTAATTTTGCCTACTTGCGCTATTATAGTTAATATGCCATAATGGATGCGGTCTATATTTAGTAGACAAAATAGTATGGAGTTTATATGAATAATGAAATAGTAGTCTATTGGTCTCCATCTGTTATTGGATGGGAAATGTTGTACGAAGAACCAAAATCAATTTACTCTGACATAAAAAATAAAGTTAATCGCAATTTACATAAAAAAAATTCAAACATGCTTGCTTGTCCAGCAAGTAATGATGTATTGCAAAATGTTTATGTGATTAAAAGTACTATTGACGACTACTATACATTACCAGTAGAATATCTAAAAGAGTTAGAACAGTTGGAGTTTATTGCAGAAGAAATAATGCTGCCAGGAAACAAAAATAAAATAGCATTTTCTGTTATGCGACAGTCAACTCTTGAAGAATATTGGGATATTGAGTATAACCTTCATTGGGTTTTCTTTGCAGAAGAACCATTAAAGATGAAGGTGACATCACCATACTTTCCACATAACGCGCCCGCACCAGGTGCCTTTGTTACTGCTGGACAGATGGACATTGGGCAATGGTTTAGAAATATAAATCTAAACTACTTTGTTCCCAAAACTGCTACTTCAATGGAGTTTAAGGTTGACGATTCTTTGATGTATTTAGAATTTATGACCGATAAAAAGATTGTATTCAAACGCTTTCAAATAACACCACTAATTGAATCAATATTACAAGAAACCGCTGAGTCACCATCACGGTATGGTACACATTTGCCACTTGTTAAACGATACGAGATGGCAAAGAAATCAAAACTTCGTGAAAGAGTCTTGACTGAAATTAAAAAGAATTTAATAGAAGAATAACATTTAAGGGGACACAATGATTCAACCAAAAGAAACAGTAGCCATTGGCTGGTGTGACAACGGCATGGTAGATGGCAAGTTTACTGAGGGACTTATGTCCGCAGTAATTACTGGTGGGGCTAACAAGATGCCCATCACTACATCTATGAGAGTGCAAGGCAATCAGATTGGTAGACAGCGTCAAGTCCTATGGGACTACTGGGCTGACCATATCAAGAGTGACTGGCTACTATGGGTAGACTCAGACATCGTCCTGACAGCAGAAGTAATGCAGAAGTTATGGGCTACTGCTGACAAGCATCATCGCCCTGTTGTAAGTGGAGTTTACTTCATCTCTAAGGAGAATGAAGGCACACTTATGAAGCCATACCCAGTACTCTTTAATGATATATCTGAGTTTCAGGTTCAGTATGTGCATCCACTACCACAGAATGAAGTAATCAAGTGTGACTCAGCAGGGTTTGGATTAGTGCTTATGCACAAGTCCATTATTCCAACTATGCGCGAGAAGTATCCTAACCAATCTATGTTTATGGAGACAGCAGGTGGTAGTGATGACCAGTTTATTGGAGAAGATATTATCTTCTTCCGCAAGATGAAGGCTGCTGGTATTCCACTACATGCACACACAGGTGCTTTAGTAAAGCATATGAAGCGCTTTGCGCTTGACTATGATTACTATGGCATGTACTGGACAATGGATAGTATTAAAAAGAAAATAGAAGAACAACCAAACTAAGGAGTCTACGTGGCTGGTCGTGATATTACCGAAGGTCGTGCAACGCGGGCAATTGCTGTTGATGTTGGTGTAGTTTCTACATCTGCTATCTGGCAGAACACTGATGTAGCATATGATGTTGCAGTAGGTGGCATGCCGTTTATCTATGCAATCAATGATGCACGTCCTTACATCCGACAGACTGCACCGTTCCGTAAGGAACAGTTTGACAATCAGACTGAACCAGGTGAGCAATCACTTACTGGTTGGTGGATTCGTAGTCAGATGTCTTTCCATGGTGGAGACGGTATTACTTTCTTTGACCCAGCACAATCATCGGCACGCTCACTCGACCACTATCGCTTCTCTGATAGCAAGGGTGTAAATGTTTGGGACCAGGGTAAGGTAACTCTTCTTAAGAATGTAACCCCTGGACATGTTACTACTGGTCCTATTGCAAGCAATGGGGTAGTCCAGCAACATCTACGTTCTATCAAGTGGAGCACCTTTACTGGTGCATTACTGTATGATGAGTTCGATGTTGACAAGATTAAAGTAACAGACCCATCTAACCCAGTTCACTTTATTGATTACAATAGTGGTACTGATTCTCCTGTGTATGCCATCTGTGATGATGGAACTTTTGCTTACTGGATTACTAACACATCAACCAAAAAGACTGTATACAAAAAAGCATTGACTCTTACTTCTGCTGATGCTGATACTAAAATGTTTGACGAAATTGGCGTGGTATCAAATGCTGTTATGGAGTATGTAAAAGATAGAATTATTCTATGTGCTGATAACAAAGTTTATGAATTTTCTACATCAGCCTCAGCATTGCCATCACCTGTGTATACTCAAACAACAACTACCCATGTGTATACATCTATTGCAGCATCAGGTCCTGCTATCTACATTGCTGGTTACAATGGTAGCCAATCAACTATTCAAAAGTTTACACTCTCAACTGCTGGAGTAATGCCTACACTAACATCTGCAATTACTGCTGCTGAATTACCAACAGGTGAGATTGTACATAAGATTTACTACTACCTTGGTTACATGATGATTGGAACTAACAAGGGTATTCGAGTGGCGGCAGTATCAGACCAAGACGGTTCGCTTAACTACGGCCCACTTATTGTGGAAACAACTCAGCCCTGCTACGACTTTGCAGCACGTGACCATTATGTATGGTGTGCTACTGGCGTTGCTGGAGCACCAGGATTAATCCGCATTGACTTAAGTAGCGAGATTGAACCATTACGTTTTGCTTATGCAAATGATATTTATTATGCTGGTATAACGGGACACGTTACTACTGCCGTCTGTTTTGATGGCAATACCGACCCAGCAACAACAAATAGATTAATGTTTGCTACTGCGTATGCCTCCGCTACAGATGGTGCTATCTATGTTGAAGATGCATCAACTCTCATGACAAGCGGATACATACAGACTGGGTACATTAGATACAACACACTAGAACCTAAGAACTTTAAGCGCCTTATTGCGCGTGGTGACTATACCTATGGCTCAATAACTCTTGAGACTGTTGATGAAGATGGAACAGAGTACGACGTCATAACATATGATGTAACCGTACCACCAGTTGAGGTGACAACATCAACCCCAGCAACAGCCCAAGAATACCTAGGGTATAAGTTTATCCTCACCCGTGATGCAACTGATACTACCAAGGGACCAATCATGGAAGGCTATCAGGCTAAGGCAACTATTGCTACGCCTCGACAGCGAGTAATGAGATTCCCCGTCTATTGCTACGACGTGGAGACAGATAGATATAACGTGCAGGTTGGATATGAAGGCAGAGCCTTTGATAGAATTAACCAACTAGAATCCGTTGAAGAAAGCGGAGACGTTGTAACTTGGCAGGACCTTACCACAGGTGAGTCACGTCAGGCTATCATTGAACAAATCTCTTTCACCCGCCTCACACCTCCAGACCGTGGCTTCACGGGCTATGGTGGTGTCATTGATATCACGATTAGGACAGTCTAATGCAAGCACAAGACTACGCAACGGTAGCCGTTGCAGTACTTACAATTATAGGTGGCTTTGTTGGTGCCGTTAAGTGGTTAGTCAAGCACTACCTCAACGAACTTAAGCCTAACTCAGGCTCAAGCCTTAAAGATTCCGTCATTAGACTGGAAGAAAAAGTAGAAATCCTATACCAAATGATGTTACAGCGAGGGAAGAATGAATGAAAATTGTTGTCAAGAAAGCCACACCTGCCGCTACTGCTGTCCTTCGACAAGCCACAGCGATAGCGCCCTCTCGTTTGAAAGTATCCGATGGACTTCTGCCGTCGAAAGCACATCAGGCACAGAGTCCAACCAGCGACCATAACACAGGTCTTGCTGTAGATTTAACCCATGACCCTAAGCACGGCATCGACTGCGTCGACATCTTCCAGAAACTAAAGGAAGACAAGCGAGTCAAGTACCTGATTTTCAAGGGAAAGATTTGGTCGAAGGAACGTGCAGCAGAAGGCGACCGTGAATACACAGGTAGCAACAAGCACAATAAGCACCTACATATTTCAATCAACGATGGGGCGGGCAATGATACTTCACCTTGGTTCTGGTGGCTTAATCAGCCTAAGGTAATCAATCAGGTGAAGGCGGTACTCACACCATCGCCAAGTAAGAAAACGTATAAGACTGAAGTTTGCACTTGTTGCAAAGTCCATGCGTCAAATCCTACGTCCTAAGGAGGACTTATGAATACAGAGAAACTAGTTGCAATTGCAGGCACATACCTACGTGCAGCTTTCGCATCAGTGCTAGCAATGTACATCGCAGGAATCACAGACCCTAAGGCATTAGGTTCAGCCTTCCTCGCATCCCTTGCTGCACCTATCCTAAAGGCTCTAGACTCTAAAGAGACTGCCTACGGCAAAGGCTCAGAGTAACCATTTAAGGGCCCTAGCGGGCCGATAGCAACAAGAAACCCCCCTTCCTAAGGTAATCACCCTAGGTTGGGGGGTCTTTTGTCGTTTCTAAATGTTACTTGATGTCATCATCGTCGGCTTCGATGTCTTCGACGAGCTCCCTAAATGTCCTGATGTCTTTCTTGTATTGATATTCCTGGAATCGATTAATCAGTTCTAGGTATACATCACGTACTGCTACTGCTGCTAATACTCCAAAGAAAACTTCTAACATAGTATCTCCTATAGTATAATATATATATTATTATATATAATATAACCCCCGAAGGGGGTTTATTTATTATATATTATATTTAATTATACACGTAGAATCTGATGATGTAAATAAGCGAGGCAGGTACGCCTATTGGCACTGATGTCTGAGTGTGCTATGATTGTGTAATGATTCAACTTGGAGATTACGAATTACCTGAACACGTAAGTTACTCAGCGTTCAGTACCTATGTCGACTGCGGTTATCAGTACTACCTTGGTCGACTCATGCAGGTTCCTGAGGAATCATCAGTCTGGTCAGTAGGTGGCTCTGCCTTCCATACGGCGACAGAAATGTGGGACTTAGAAAATGCAGAATGAATTATGGGCGAAAGCCTGGGCACAAGAACTTGGTGACAAGGACCTGACCAATGCACGTGTTGGTGGTCGAGCAACCAAGGCTAACCCACAGAAGGAAGATGTTAACTTTTGGCAAGCGACTGGACCTCAATGGGTACAGGCGTACATTGATTGGCGTAAGGCTAACCCTAACTGGAAGCTGTGGAAAACACCACAAGGTGCACCAGCGATTGAGTTAGCGATGCTACCTGAATTTGCTGGCGTGCCAGTCAAGATGATTCTTGATAGGGTGTTTGAAGTCAATGGCGAACTGGTAATCGTCGACTTGAAAACCTCTCAGCAAACACCAACCAATACACTGCAACTAGGATTCTACAAGGTCGGTATGCTAAAGACCTTTGGTATCGATGTTAAGTGGGGGACCTATTGGATGGCACGTCAGCACGGTGTGTCACCTCTTGTTAGCCTCGAGCAGTACACAGAGGATAAACTTGAGTACCTTGTTTCAGGTTTTGACAAGGCTCGCAAAGCTGGAATCTTTTTACCGAACACAAACAACTGCCAATATAAATGCGGATTGACAGCACACTGTCAGTTCTCAACGAAGATAGGATAACAAATGGAAGAATGGAAACTACAAGTTAGTTACAAGACACCTGCTGGTGACATGATTAACGTCCGCGCTAATACCGCTGACGAACTAAGTGTGTTGCTTGAAGGTGTTGGCGACTACTCAACTCAGGTTGCAGCAGTGCAACGATTGGTTGTTGGTGCTTACAATGCAGCCCCTTTGGGGACCACGCCTTCAACTCCAAGCACAGCGCCATCCACTTACTCCGCTCCACCCCAGGCGCAGGGTCCGTTACTTACACCTCCACCAAGCGCGGTAACTCCATCAGGACAAGCGAGCCCGACGTGCGTACACGGAGCGAGAATCTTCCGACAGGGAGTGAGCAAAGCGAGTGGGAAGCCTTACGCTTTCTGGGCATGCCCAACCCCACAGGGGACTCCAGACCAGTGCAAGCCAGTAAACTAAAACGTTAATGAAGGAACGCAGCTACCGACGTACACCACAGAAGTGGCTGCGTTCTTTCTATACAGAAGGGAATGAATCAGGATGCGTACACTTGTCCGCTCAGTTGGTCGTTCCAGTATTGGTGGAGAACCGCTCCCTAGTTGCTTTAAGGCATTCGAAAGTAACAAGATTATCATTAGGCGCTCTGAGGTTTCGATGTTCGCAGCCGCACCTGGAGTCGGAAAGTCAACACTAGCACTGGCTTTAGCGTTGAAGATGAAAGTCCCAACACTTTACATCTCAGCAGATACCAATGCACACACGATGGCTATGCGATTAGCCTCAATGATTTCAGGTAAGTCACAGACTGACGTTGAAGCATTGATGAATACAGACCATGGTTGGACAAAGGCAACACTTGCAAAGGGTAGTCACATTGTATGGTCGTTTGAATCAGCACCAACACTACAAGATATTGATGAAGAAGTGCAAGCCTTCGAAGAACTATGGGGTTGCCCACCAACATTGATTGTTGTAGATAACTTAATGGATGTAGCCACCGATGGTGGCGAAGAGTTTGCATCAATGCGTGCAATCATGAAGGAGTTGAAGTATCTTGCGAGAGCGACTAACGCTGCAGTGGTTGTACTACACCACACTTCGGAGGCTGTCCAAGGTAGCCCGTGTCAACCACGGTCGGCTATTCAGGGTAAGGTTGCTCAACTTCCTGCTCTTATATGCACCCTCGGCGTTGTTGGTACTTCTATGGGTGTTGCACCTGTTAAGAATAGATACGGTAGAGCTGACGCAGGAGGAGGACTCATGACATGGGTTGCCTTTAATCCTGAGTACATGTTCATTGATGATATACCAGAGAACGTATGATTACATCATATTCTCTGACACCACAAGAAGAAGCAATCGCAGTAGAGGTTGGATATCAAAGACAAAAGGTGTACTTCGGAGACCCAACTAAGAATGTTAACTATTCAGAGGGAGACCTTTGGGAGTTATGGCAACATGCTGTTGCTGCTGGTAGTGAGTTAGCATTCGCTCGCATGATTGGTAAGACAGATTTTGTACCACATTTTAATAAATGGAAAACAGAATTAGATATCCCTGGACTTGGTGAGGTTCGCTATACATTTAGCGACCAACCTAAGTTAAGATATACCAGTCGCGATGATGACTCTTTGGTCTACATCTTGATGTCAGATGGTATGCGCCATAAGACAAGACGTGTAGGACCAGATTGGCTGGGTGCTCCATACCGAGCAATTGGTTGGTCACACGGAAGTCAGTGTAAGAAGGATGAGTTTAGATATAATGAAAGAACTTGGTACGTACCACCGCAACATTTGTATCCTATGGATGCATTAGATATATTCGCTGGACAAACAAAAGAATGAGGAGAAAGAATGCTAATGGAAAAGACACTAAAGATTATGCGACAAGAAGCATACGTTGAAGGTTGGCAAGATGCAGTATCTGCGCTGACTAAAGAGTATGAAGATAGATTACGTTTGGTCATTGATAAGTTCGAACTACCAAAGGAATACGAAGTAGATGACGACACGCAAGAGCCACAAGGCTAGAGGTGCGACGTACGAAACAGACATCCGAGACTGGTTTAGAGCAAATGGATACGATAGTGAACGACTTGCTCGAACAGGTGCACGAGATGAGGGCGACGTTGTTGTCCGCAAAGACTTCCTTGGAAGCATTGGCGTTATCGAATGCAAGGCACCAGGTGCAGGCAATGCCATTGACCTTAGTGGTTGGACAAAGGAAGCACAGATTGAAGCAACGCATTATGCGGAAGCAAGGGGTATCGACCGTGACACCGTCCTCCCAGCGTTACTTATCAAGGCTAGAGGAAAGTCAATAGCAGATTCATATTTAGTATTACGATTAGGAGATGTATTCGGTGAATGATTTACCCAGCATCAAGGCTGTACTAGAACACTATGGTGCTAGTATGCGTCGTGACCATGGGCAAGTCAACCTGAAGTGTCCGTTCCATGGTGACTCACATCAAAGTGGAACTGCAAACCTAGACGAGAATCTATTTGTTTGCTTTGCCTGCGGTGTACAAGGAAACAGTTTACAAATCATAGCACAACAAGAAGGATGTGACATACGTGGGGCAGCAAAATTCGCAGAAGGAACTCTTGGGCATAGCGTCCAAAAAGTACCAGGAAAGCATCTATCAGGCAGAGGTCTACCTTCGAAGCAGGGGTATAACTCTGGAGGTAGCACGGTTGGCACGATTAGGCGTAGTCGCGGAGCCTGAACCAGGACATGAGCAGTACACGGGACGCTTGTCAATTCCTTACGTCACTAAGACTGGCATCTCAGACATACGCTTTCGTTCACTCAACCCTGCCGTTGAACCTAAGTACATGGGTATGGTAGGTGCAGATACGAAGATGTACAACGTATTAGATATTGAACGAGCAGGCGATTGGATTGGAGTATGCGAAGGTGAACTCGACACCCTTACTATGTCACGATGTGTTGGAATCCCATGCGTCGGAGTACCAGGAGCAAACTCTTGGAAGAAACACTACACAAGATTACTTGCTGACTTCGAGCGCATCTTTGTTTTCGCAGACGGAGATGGACCAGGACGAGAGTTTGCAAACAGTTTGGCAAGAGAACTACCAGTCACTATCGTGGGATTTGGTGACGGGGAAGATGTTAATTCGGCGTACACAAAGTACGGTGCGAGTTTCATTAAAGAAAAGATGGGATTAACAAATGAAGAATAAGATTAATCCTTGTCCAGAATGTGGACAACACTTTGATAATGTGTTCGAAGCAACAGACCATCTACTTGAAGATGATGAAGAGTTCGACCCAGCATTGGTATTGCCTAACGGCTATCGCCTTATGATTGGTTCGTTGTTACGTTGTATGTACCGCTATGCAAACGACCCTGAACAGATACGAAAGATAACGCAAGACACGTATATGACTTTGTTCTCAGCGGAGACAGACCCAGATACAGTACTTGAAGTTATTGAAGATATGATTGTTGGCTCTAGCATGGTAGGAATTGATGATGAACTTAAACAGCTACTCGAAGATGGAGAGTGAAGAGATATGGCAGATTATCCAATACGTATCAGGACTGGGATTGAAGATAGAAGCGTATCAGAAGCAAGGCGACCAGCTAAAGATAACCTTGGCGATACCTCTATTGCACGCGAAGTCCACCTAGAGGTGCACCTTAGCAACACAATCAAAGAGTTGTCTGAGTTGTTGCTAAGTAAGCATAAGGACTATGGTCCTAAGAATATATCACAAGCACCAGGCGGTGCAATCAATGGCCTGCGTGTACGTATGCATGATAAGTTAGCACGAATCAATAACCTGATTGACAGCGGTGCAAACCCTGAGCACGAATCCTTAGAAGATTCCTTCAAGGACATGGCTAACTATGCAATCATTGGGTTGCTGGTTTTACGAAAGCAATGGGACAATGACTAACAAATCTTCATTCGATTTAGACTTTGGATACGGACGCAAGGGTGAGCAGTTAGTAGATGAGTTGCTTACTGGTGGGCGTACTGTCGAAGTTAAGCGCGACCGCAAGTGGGCTAAGACTAACAACCTATACATTGAGACTGAGTGCTTCTTTAAGAAGATTGAGGACTGGGCACCATCAGGGTTAGGTGTAACTGAAGCTGCTTACTGGGCGTTCGTGCTCGAAGATAGCACACTCATTGTCCCAACAGATGCGTTGCGTTATGCAGTAAAAGAATTTGGTAGAGAGATTACGTGTAACATCCCACCTAATCTGTCTAAGGGATTCTTAATTACAGTAGATGATTTAATGTCAGCCACACGACTATACAAGAAGGCAAAGGCAGATGAACTGGCAACAAATTGAGCCGTGGGAATATGTAATCGTTGCGGTAGCATCAGAGTATCACCGCAAGTTTGATATGGTTGAACTCGAAGACATCAAGCAAAGTCTATACGAGTGGTTTACTAAGCACCCTAACAAGGTAGCTGAGTGGGAGAAGATAGGTAACAAGGATGCAAAGAACCTTATCTATCGTAGCCTACGCAACCATGCATTAGATTACTGTCAGAAGTGGAAGGCTAAGTCTGTTGGATACGACGTATCTGATTTGTATTACTATGAAGCAGATGTTGTAGAAGCATTACTTCCTGCTGTGTTGCGTGCTGAGTATGGTGTTACTCATAAATTAAACTTAGGCAGACCAGGGCGTCCAAGCGCCCCTTCTGAAGGTGGAAATCTATCTGTCATGATGATGGAAATAGACTCCGCATATTGGAAGTTAAGTAAAGAGGATAGAAAGATACTTTTCTTCCGATATGCAGAGTCTATGGACTACAAAGAGATAAGCAATTACTTATCACTAGGTAGTGATGACGCAGCCCGCATGAGAGGTAACAGGGCTGTCAAGCGACTGGTCAATAAACTTGGTGGCTTTAAGCCATACCTAGACAAAGACCTTCAAGAGGAAGTAAGTGAAACCCCAGACGAATTTGTAGAGTCCGAAGAGCGCAGCCATCATGATGAATGGGAGCAAGCAAGCGAGGATAGTCTCTAGTAGTTTACTATTCATCGTCGAATGTATACTCCTTATCGAAATCAGTCTCGCTGTTTAGCATCTCTTGTATCATACCTTCTAAGTCCAGCTCTGCTGGGTCAACATGTAGTGCTTCCCCATTTACATTATAGAACTCTTCAATCTCTTTCATGCTAGCAAACTGTAGTTCATCAGACTGTAAGTCACAGGCTGAACAACCACCGTCTTCGCATACCTCACATACCATTTGCTATCCTCCTGTTGAATAGAATCCACTGCCATTAAACCTGACAGGCGGCGCACTGTACACCCTTACCATTGGCTCATTGCAACTGTCGCAGTAAGGTATGATTTCCTGTTCAGTCATACCCCTACTGATTGTGATAGTGCTTGAGTCAATCTCACATTTGTATTCATAGCTAGCCATTAGTTTGCTCCTAAGTCTTCACTTCTTGGGTAGACAATAGTTTGTGCATCTGCCCATGGGTCAACAGTAATAGCCTCTAAAGAATTTTCTATAGCATTACGTAGTTCTCGGTGCATCTCTCTATCATTCTGTATGTACTCACGGTTCGCTACAATCTGATGTAGAAACTCAGTCATCTTCTATCTCCGTTCCTTCTGGTGTTGGTGCTGTTGCTAGTGTACCACACTCAGCGCACTCCATGTCAAGGAAGTACATACCAATCTCTCCGTCGTCATCAAAGATAGTCTTGAGATTCCAAATCTCACAACCACATGGGCACACTAGTGTAGGCTCACCGCGTATGTCCATAGCCTGACTGTAATCAGGGCGCATCTCTGTTACATGCTTAGCCATTAGTAGTTACCATTCCTTTTCCAATGAGACCATGCTTCGCATGGCGTGCCGTATCTATAGTAAATATAATCAAGTCCTCTGTCAATTTGTTGTGGTGCTGGTGTGTCAGGGTCAAGCCCCAATAGTTGTGGTATACCACCAGCATGCTTCCCCATCACGCGGATA